GGTGGCACGTGCACGGCGCGGTCGACATCGCGGCTCCAGTGGGCACTTCGATCTACGCACCGGAGCGCGGGATGCTCTACTACTTCGCCGCGATCCGGCTGAACCGCGACCGCGACATGAGCGAGCTGCGGTTGGACCATGGGCCGTTCGACTTTGGCGGGAAAGCGTATTTCTACGACGTGTTCGGGGCGATGGCGATTGTGCTCGGCGACAGCGGTGCGACGCACATCTTTGCTCACTGTTGGATCAACCAGCTATTCAACTCCCCGCCGAAGCGCGTGCGGTGGCGTTACAAGGAGTCGCCCAAGACGGAGCGCTTTCCGCTGTGCGCTTTCTTCACCACAGACGGGCGGCACGTCCAACCCGGTGACCACATCGCCGACGTCGGCAATGCCGGATACTCCACCGGAGCGCACACACACTACGAGATGCACCGGGGGCGCACGTGGCAGCGGTGGGAATCACGTCCCCGGCCGGATGAGTATTACAAGGAGGCACGATGAAGGTCGGATACTTCGAGGCAGCGCCCGAGCATAAGAGCATGGGTCGACTGCTCGCGTTCATCGTTATCACTGTCGCAATGGGTATCGCGCTCGGAGCGTTCACGGTGCTCGTCATCGCATTCGCTTCGGGCGATACCGGTATAGTCGGCTCGCTGGTCGGGCTCATCACCGCGTCGTTCGGCGTCGCATCGGTCGGCGAGATCATGAAGAATCAGGCCAAGAAGATCGAGGCCACAGGAGGGAAAGATGTCTCCGAAAGTTAAGAAATGGCTGAACCGTGGCGGGCTCATCGCCATGATCGTCGGCGTCGTCGCGATCACCGTCGGCGGTGGCGACACGAGCGCGGCGCTGGAAACCGCAGGCGAGGCGGCAGCGATCGCCGGTACCGTCGCGGTTCTCGTTCGCGAGCTGTTCAGCTGATGGACTGGCTGCGCAAGGCGTGGTCGTGGCTGCGGTGGGTACTCCTCGCGGCTGCGGCCTTTCTACTTTGGCGACTGCTTCGTGTCCGACTCTCGCACCTACTGCCGTGGGTCGAGCGGCCGATCCGGTGGGCGAAGATACCCGGCAACGACTCGCACGTCGTCGTCGAGAATCCCGACACCGGGAAGCACGAGACAGTCGAGCTACCGCGCGGCGTGAAGTCGAAAGACGTCGCCTCGGTGGGTATCTCGAAAGCGAACGGAACCTATGAAGTCGAACCGCTACACGATCCTCGCGATCGTCGCTCTATGCTTCGCCGCGCCGAGTAGCGCATACGAACCGCTCTCCGACGAGGAGGCGCGCGAGTACGTACGCCGCTACCCGGACGCTGCGGCCGAAGACGTCCAGCGACTCGACGCGATCGAACACGTCGAGCCGACAGTCGACGTTCCGAGCTTCGACGTCGTGGTCACCGACTCAGATGTCATCATCCGGCCGAGATCGCCGCTCACAATCGAAGCGGCCTCGGTCGGGTGGTCTATCACCCTTCCCGAGCAACACGCGCCATACGAGCCCGTCACACGCCGATGGTGGCCCCTGATCGCTACCTCCGGCGCGGTCGGCTTTGCCCTCGGTGTGCTGGCCGTGAGCCTATTTCAGTGATGCCCAACACGATGCGCAGGTATCTTGCTCCGCGTCTTCGATAATAAGCCCGCACCTCTCACACTCCCGCATAAGCCCTTCGCGAGAAATAGTTTCCGGCTTTACGAGTCGATGCCCGGGGTATAGAAGGCGCTCTTCAGCGTCAATGCCAAGGCGAACCGAACCAAAGACCATCTGCCGTAACGACGGACCGAGCTCAAGGATTTCGTCGATCGTCCACTGTCCCTGTAATCGCAATTCCTTGCGGTATTTCGCTCTCAATCGGTTTTTCAGCTCCTCGAAGCGCTCCGACAGCGTGATGCTCGGAAACGATCCGAGGTGAGAATTGCAGCTATGGCAACAGGGAACCTTCACGCAATCGAACGACATTCCAGATGTCACCATCGACCCAATGACAGCAAGCGGCGGCTGATGATCGATCGTACCGGCCTCCTGCCCGCAATAGAAACATCTGAAGCGGTCCTGAAGCGCCGTGACGGGAAGCTCGGCGTACAGTTGGTTGTAAAGAGTTCTGTTCGTGTCTCGGACTTTGCGCGGGTCTGACATCTTGCATCCCTCCGAGGGGACAGTTTACTATGGGAAAACGGTTATATCCACAGCCTCGCGCGGCTGTGAGCGAAATAGGAGATATCCGAGATGGGGATTCCGAAAGGTCACACTGTCGTTTCCATAGTCGTTCCGATCGAAACACGAAACAGGCTCCATGAAATAGCGAACGGGCGCGGTACTTCCGTGACCCGCATGCTGTCCGCGTGGCTCGCGTCCGGCATCGACGCTCCGCTCGAACGCGTGGCGAAACGGCAAGCCGTGCGCCGCTACAAGGACGAGCTGATGGTCTCGCTCCCCCGCGACTGGCAGCGCCGCGCCGGGATCGCTGCGGGCGATCGCGTGACGCTCGGCTACTCCGACGACGCGCTGATCATCCGCGCCGGATAGCGAATCTACCGCGAGCGCAGCCGAAACCTACCGTTTTCAGCCAAAAACCTACCGATTCTCCCCGCTGAAACTTTCTACACTTTTTTATAGAAAACGATAGACACCCGTGTATATCTGTAGTACTATTAGAACCATAGACAAAGGGCATGGATAGGACGAGGACGGCGAGAGCCGGGGAGTCCGAAGCCACCCCGACCGGGGCAACCCGGAGAGCCGACCGAAAACACCCCGCCTCCACGCGGCGGTCGGCGGGTAACGCTAAGAGGGTGAAACACTTTGGGGGTTCAGAATGAGAAGCGGGCAGCACATGAGCGAAATCGTGATTGATCACAGCGGGGGACCGTTTCACATGCGTGTGTACGTCAATCGCGAGGACGACGGCGAGCGGTATGCGATCAACGTCGACACCTTGAGCGGGTTCAGTCGCGGTTACGCGATGCGGAACCTTGCTCCGGCGGCGATGCACAATGCGTTCGTTGGGGCGATATTTCGGCAGTTGCCGGACGTGCTCGACGGGCACGGGATCGATAAGGTCGATTATGTGAATTGTGAGTATCAGCGGCTGCTGGCGTGGCTTGCGAGTCCAGATCACGCACGAGCGTAGCGCCGGAGCGCACGGCCGGGTTCGACTCCCGGCCTACGCTATCCCGCGAGAGCGGAGAACATTCACTTGGGGGTGAACATGACACAGGCAATCGAACAGACGGCGCGAGAGCGTCAGACGCAGCAGGTCGCGCGGTCGCTTTGGGCGACGCTCGACGATCTCGGCCCGACGCGGACCGAGCAGGAAGTCGATCGGATGATCGACGAACTCGAAGAGGCCGAGCTGATCGCGCGACTCGTGCGCAGCGCGGCGTGGAGGGCATAGCAATGACACTCGATCAATTCATCGACGACGTTCTCCGCGTGCAAAGCATTCTGCATATGGCGAAAAACGACATGAAGATGCATCCGGAGCGACGCGCCGGAATGACCATTGTCGCCGAGGAGTGGTACCGCAAGCTCATCCGTCGCGCGAACGCGCGGCAAGAGCAGTGGCTCATAGAGAACTACGAGATGGACTGGAGGAGGTTTCGGAAATGAAGCGACACATCGAGATCGAGCACGAAGGCGCAACGCTCGCGTTCACCATCGATGATCCGATGGACGGCCGCGAGTGGGAAGAGATCGAGCTTGAGATACGCGGCGATGCGCTTCCGGTGCTTGCGGCGTTCTGCTCTCGCGAGCCGGGTCACAAGGAGTATTACGCGATCATGGATCGCGTCGGACAGGAGGTGCTACGACAGCGACGACACGGAGCGTGACATAGGAAGGCCCCCGCGAACGGGGGCCGGGAAAGATGAGGCACCGAGACTACATCGGCGCTCGGCCAAAGAATACGCCGAGCGCCGCACAATCGCAAGGAGCGACCATGGCAGAGGAAAAGAACGTCACCGAACAGCAAGCAGAGGAAACGGAAGTCGCGGCGCGGGAGGAGACCGCGCCCGCCGCTATCGCAGACCATTCGCCGGAGGCGCTGCTCGCAGCAGCGATCGAGCGGCAGCTACCAGTCGAGTCTATCGAACGGCTTCTCGCGATGCGTCGCGAGTTGAAGGCCGAATGGGCGCGCGAGCGCTACTTCGAATCGCTCTCCGCATTCCAGCGCGAGTGTCCGGAGATCGAGAAGTCAACGCCGGTCTACAACAAAGACGGTAAGACGATCCGCTACCACTACGCGAAGCTCGGCGACATCGTGCAGCAGGTGAAGGACGTACTTGCCGAACACGGATTCAGCTACACCGTTCACCCGACCGACGAAAGCGTCGAGGGCTGGGTCACCGCGAAGGTCGTCGCGCACCACCGAGACGGCCACGACGAAGAGTCGAGCATGTCGGTCCCGATCGACCCGGAAGCGTACATGGACGCACCGCAGAAGGTCGCGGCCGCGCGCACGTTCGCGACTCGCTACGCGTTTCTCGGAGTGCTCGGGATCGTGGCGGTCGACGAAGACGACGACGCGAACAGCATCGATACCGAGAGCGCAATCGAATACTCCGATCAGATCAAGATGCTGCGCCGCTGCACCACGCTCGACGAACTGCGGAAGACCGGGAAGGAGCTGCACGACACCCTCAAAGGCGAGGGCGATGAGCGCGGCGTCCAGACGGTACTCGCCGAGTACAACCGGCTAAAGGCCGAGATCGAAGCAGTGAACAAGGAGGCAGCGCGTGGGTAGGGTGATTGATGTGGTGCAAGGCACCGACGAATGGAAGCGCGCGCGTGCGGGGTTGATAACAGCCTCGCGCGTGGCCGACGTACTTACGAAGACGAAGAGCGGTCCGGCCGCGAGCCGCAAGAACTACGCGGCTCAGCTCATCGTCGAACGGATCACCGGCACGCCGCAGGAGCGTGGATTCGTTAGCGCGGAGATGCGGTGGGGAACCGAGCACGAACCGGACGCGCGCAGCATGTACGAGTTGGAGCGCGACGTATCGGTCGAGCAGGTCGGATTCGTCATTCACGACGAACTCGAATACTGCGGAGCGAGCCCGGACGGACTGGTCGGTACGACCGGCGCGGTCGAGATCAAGTGTCCCGGTACAGCACAACATCTCGCATTGTTTGAAGGGGGCAAGATAGACGCGCGGTACGTCGCGCAAATGCAGTGGGTCATGTTTGTTGCAGGTCGCCAATGGTGTGACTTCGTTAGCTATGATCCTCGTGTTGAAATTCCCGAACTGGTTTTGTACATGCAGCGTATTCAACGAGACGAAAAATGGATCGAGAACGCCATTCAAGAGGTCGTGCGATTTGAGGCTGAGATACGAACTCGGGTCGATCGACTGAAATCAATTGCCGAGGAGGTGCGTAATGCTCACTCACGAACGGCTTCGTGAAGTGCTGATTTACGAAAGAGCAACAGGTCTTTTCCGGTGGAGGACGAAGATTTCGAAGAAAACGATAATCGGGGAGATCGCGGGGTGCCTAACGAGGGAAGGGTCTGGCTATCAAAGGGTTCGGATTCGAATAGATGGGACGCTGTATAAGGCGCACCGCCTGGCATGGTTCTATGAAACGGGCCAGTGGCCAGAACACGAGATTGATCACATCAATGGAGATGCAACTGATAATCGGTTTCAAAATCTGCGAGATGTAACACACAGAGAAAACCAGATTGCAATGTGGAAGCGAAAGAAGGGCGTCGCATGACGACCTACGAGAAGACGGTCGCTATCATCCGCGACCAGATCGAGAAGCACCGCAACGAGCCCGCCGAGCAGATCGCTCGGCGGTGTCTTGAAGCGCTGCGGCACAAGCGGATCGTACCGCACACGATGCGGGCGAGCGAGCAGATGTTCAAACGGTTCCACGCGCACACGAAGCACCTCGGAGACATGACCGGACGGGGCTACTCTTACTACTACAATCTCGCTGTGAACCACGCCATGAAGATGGACGAGTGGCCGCACAAGATTATCCCGCGCCGGGTGAAGCTCGACACAGGTGATCTTGTCGACGTTGATATCCCCGTGCCGGAGAGCACCACGAAGGCGACGAACGGACAATTGCTCTGCGCCTATCAGGTGATCGAAGAAGAAGCGAAGCGCAACGGAATCGAGCTACCGGAGGACGGATGAGCAAGCGCGAACGTCAAGACACGACGATATGGGAAACGCGCATGGCCGTATTCGCGCGCGAGGGCTGGCAATGCTGCTACGTTGATAAGAATGGCGAGCGATGCCCGAAGCAAGCGACACAGGCGGCGCACATTCTACCGCAGGACGTATTGCACCTTGCGCGCTACGGTCCGGTCGTGATCCATTCGATTCACAATCTGCGCGGTACGTGCCCGAAACACAACGCGACAGTGCAGATCAACTACCGCTCGCGGCCGCGCGAAGCGGATGAGCACGCGGCGAACGTTCGCGCGCTTATCGAGGAGGAAACGCATGCAGAATGAACGAACAGACTACGGGACGGTGCGTACAATGAAGCTCGGCCCCGGCACGGTCGGGATCAGGATTCCCGCTGAGTGGTGCGCTCACCACAAGCTCACCGAGGGAGACACGGTGTACTGCACCGGGCACCTGTCAGGGCCGATCGAGTACCACACCGACGAACGACCGTGGGCGCAGACGGTGACGCTACAGGTGCGCAGCGGATCGCGCCCGATCGTCGCGATACCATCGGCGCTCGCACGTCCGCGCGGTATCGGATCGGCTGCGAACGTCACGATCAGCGTCGCAGAGAACGGCGGGCTATTCGTAGAGCAGGGGGCGACATGAGTGACGAAGTGAAGCGACCCGATCCGCACGATGGCAAATGGACTGGCCCTGATCAGGTGGTCGAGTACATGGCGCAGATGGAGCGCTATTGCAACCGCCTCGAAGCCCGCCTGCGCGAGGCGATGGAGCTGATGACTACCTTGGTGGGCGTTGTTGATGCTCATGATATCGACTCACTGAGTTGTGACCGGGACGGAGAGGAATGTTGCGACTGCCTATCTCGTGCCGTCGGTAACATTCAAGCCTTCCTCGCCAGCCACAAGGAGAACACATGAGTGACGCAGTGAAGCGACCGGGAAAGTACGCTGGACACGGAACGTTTGTCGGGTATCTATGCGGCGAGGCAGATGCCTACATGGACCACATGGAAGCCCGCCTCCGCGAAGTGGAGCAGGAGCGCGACGACCTACGCCGCGAGAACGCGAGGCTGCACACAAAGCTCTCCAGAGCGTTAAGGCTCGCCGCCGACTGCATCGAAGAAATGCCCCATACATGCCCGACCGATATGGCGAGTGGCGAATGTGTGGCATGCCAGTACGAGTGGGCTCTCGCCGCCCTCCAGCCCACCGAGGCCAAGACGGAGACGTGCGGGTATAACGAGAGGCAGGTGAAGGACGCGGTGATCCTCGTGCTCGACAACTTGCAAGCAGCCGGGAGACTCAGGCCGGGGAAGGATTGGCCCGGCTACACTGGAGTCGCATGGATGATCGCCGAGGAGCTGCGCAAATCTATCGAGATCGTAAGCGAGGATGTAGAGGAATGAGCGCATGGACACTTGCTGGTGTAGTGCTTGTCGGGTGGGCGTGGCTGTTCTTCGATACGCTGCTCACGTGGAGAGACATTCACGCGCTGGAAGATCGGCTGCGCAAGATTGAAGACAAGCTCGCCGCACGAGAGGAGACAGATGATGCAGGGTATTGAGCTGGCATTCGATGACAGACCGAACGAGTGGATAGATCCCGTGATAGATACATGGGAAGAAGGGGGAGATTTGGTCATTCACAACGGAGCGTATGAGTACAGATACCCACTCGCTCATATTACAGATCAGTTTGAGTATGATACCGCACGAGAGGAGACAGACAATGCCAACGACTGAGAAGCTGAGGGAGAGGTTGCAGGAGATCGAGGAGTACCGTGATCAGGCATCGTTCGATGTCAAGGGGAGCACGTTTGTCAACGGATATCGCCAACTCGCCATTGCCGCCATTGCCGCCCTGACCGACCGTGACCAGCGGATCGCGGAGCTTCGGCGCAATGTAGTGTTTCGGGTTGCGGGCCCATTTGAATACTGCCCCTACTGCGGCAAACAGATCGAAATCGTAAGCGAGGAGGTAGAGGATGAATGACAGAGGACCGGTGAATAGTCTTGCCCTGCATGAAAAGTGGTTGGTCGACGGAGGTCGACTATATGAGCTTGAGACTAAAGCGAAGGAATTGGAGCGGGCCAAGAGTCTCATTATTCGGTTGCGTGCAAAGGTGCGAGCACTCGAAGAAGAGCGATTAGAGGTCATCAAGCTCGCCGCCGAACTTCCTGACAACCCGTTGTTTTCGCATCCGCTGAAACAATGGGCATGCCGCATGACCCTTACGAAGCTCGGCTACTGGACGCCTGGTCAGCATACGCTCGCCGCACGAGAGGAGGCAGACAATGACTGAGGGACGAGTAAAACACAGAGGCCGAAAGCCCGATCCAATCACGCCACGCCCGGCACGACACCAAAAGGACAGCGGAAACAGAGCGGGACGAGCAGTGAGTTGATAAGGCGAGACGAAGATCAAGACACAGGAGGACACACGATGAAACGGATTTCGATGATGGCGCTGATTTTAGCAATCGCGGCGACCGGCTTCGCAACGGAAGTCACCGAAGAGTACGGGCAATGGGCGGTTCTCGAAGACGAGGGATCGCTACTCGACGATAGCGTGAAGCTCGCTTTCGTCATGGGGCCGTACGATGAAACGCTCGTTGTACGGTTCGCGCCGACGGTGCGAGTGATGGTCGTGTTCCCGGACTATCTCGGATTGGAAAACGAAGCGCACGACGAAGATGTCGTGTTCGTAACCGACAAGATCGAGGCAGACTATCTCGCCGATACCGGATGGCGAACAGGGTCGTCATCGGTTGTATGGGATGGGAAGACGGCGCAGCGTCTGATCGATGAAGTTCTGCGCGCCGAAGCCGTGATGTTCCGCACCTACGACTATCGAGGTAACACTGTCGATGCTCTCTTTGAGTTCGATATCGAAAACGCGGTCGCCGCTTGGGAAGCGGTGAAATAGGGGGCAGCATGAAACGGGACACACCGCTGCTGATCGCCCTCGCCTTGCTGGCGACGGTGGTTCTACTGATCGTCATGATTCTGTGGAACCGCAACGTCGAGCAGCGCGGCCGGATCGGGTCGCTCGAAGCTCAGATCGCAGAGCACAACCAGTCGCGCGAAGGCGGCGCGGAGACGGACCTGCCGCCTGTTCGTGAATCGGGCGCGGAGTATCGCTTTCCGATCGCGGCGAGCGACTACCGACAACTCACGTCGCCGTTCGGCTATCGACTCTCGCCGGTCTTCGGTGTCGAGCGGCACCATACTGGCGTTGACGTTTCGGCCGTGTGGCGCGCGCAGGTCGTCGCCGTTGCCGATGGCGTCGTCGTCGAGCACTGGCCACCACCGGACGACTACTACCGTGGTCACGACGTGTTCGGCGGTCTACTGGTGATCGAGCACGAGAACGGCTGGCGATCGCTCTACGGTCATCTTTCGGATACGCGCGTGCATACCGGATGGGAAATCGAAGGGGGGCAGATCATCGGGCGCGTCGGCAACACCGGGCGCTCCGATGGCGCGCACCTGCACTTCGAGCTTCACGACGCGAGCGGGCAGCGTCTTAATCCGCTCGTCTATCTCGAACAGCCACAGGAGGCTACCGATGCAGATTGACTACACAGGACTTCCCGAGCACATGCGCAACGGCGCGCAGCTCTATATCGAACACGGCGTTGAGCCGGGCGGCTTCCTCCGCGCGGTGCTGAGCGACAAGCTCGTTGCTGCGTTCGGCAGGGCCGACGATACGAACCGAGCCGCAATGTACGACTGGGCGACATGGCTCTACAACGAGTGTCCCACCGCCGCGTGGGGCTCACCAGAGAAGGTTGACGCGTGGATCGAAGCGCGCGAAGCGGATAGACAACGCGGTTGAGATCGGTTATAATTCCGGTATGACGTTGGCATCGTCATTCGACAGATATGGGTAACGCGAACAGACAGCCCTTGTGGCTGCGAGAGAGTCAGGCGGCGTAGTTACCCGCGCTACCTGACATGCCACTCTCGCGGCTTCAAGGGCTTTCTTTTTGGAGGATCGATGAGCGAACACGTACACTTCAACCAAGGATTCGCGGCCGTTCCAGACGAGTTCATCAAAGACGAGAGGACGACGAGCTATCACATCGCCTTGTACGCGACGATCGCTATGCACGCAAACACAGCAAAGCGCGCGTGGCCGAGTATGAATCGGCTCGCGAAACTGATCGGCGCAAGCCGGTCGAAGGTGAAATCTGCGATCAATGAGTTGGTCGCCTTTGGGTGGCTGACAAAGCAGAGGCGGTGGAACGAAGAGACGCGCCGCTATGATGCGAATATCTACGAACTGTCACCATCGTTACAGGGTGGGGCACCACGTGACCGGGGGGTAGGGCATGAGGTGACCGGGGGTGGGGCACCACGTGACCAAGAACCAGACCCAGAGAACTATACCCAATTGAACCATACTTCACGCGCTCCCGCGCGTGGCCCGAAAGCCCCTCCTGCGTTGAAAGATGATCTCGCTCGTCACATCGACGAATCGATGCGGGCCGTCCAGCCGTACGAGAACTTTGGCCGGGAGCGAGGGCAGATCAAGACGATCGCTGCGCGCTGCCGTAGGCGCGATCCGGACAAACCGCAGGACGTAGCCGAGGCGATGATGCTCGCGTTTCACGCGCTACGCGAGAGCGGCGACCCGTTCTGGCAGAAACAGCCGTTCACGCCGTCGGCGCTCTCGTCGCTGTGGGAACGGATCGAGCATGAGGGCTCGCGGATCGCCGAACAGCATCGCGAGCAGCGCGAGTTCGAAGAGTGGGTGAACTCATGAATCACGCGAAGGATTTGATCAAGGCGTTCGTCGAGCACTATCGCCCCGGATCGCACGCACCGAGACACTACGCGCCGCGAATGGCGCAGGACATCGCCGATAGCTACGCGTGGATCAGCCCCGCGTACAAGGTGGCGCTGTTCGAAGAGGTGACCCGGACGTTCACGCCGACGCAGATGCGACCGCTGCCGGACATGGCGGCGCTCGCGGCTGCGGAGAAACAGCTACCGCCGCCCGACGTGCTCGAAGATCGAAGCGAGACGAAAGCGCTGCCGGGGCCGGACGACGGGCAGCTACCGAATACGTGTCCGTTCTGCGGCCATCCGGTGAAGCGGTTTTCGAAGACCGAGGCGATCTGCCTCGGCGACTACGATGATCGGATTGATCGAAAGACCGGATGCGGCGCTGAGTGGGAGCTGGTCGGCGAAGGATGGCGACAGGGCTATCGAACGAACGGGAAATGGCACGACGGACCGCCGGGCAATCTGAACTTCGGATGGCGCGATGAACTCGCGACCGGAGCGCCGCCGATGGACCTCGCTGCGATGATCAACGACGGAATCGAGAAGGCTCGCGCGCGCCGGCAGGTGCGTATCGATCGCGGTATCGCGAGCGAAGACGAGAAGCGCTGGCATGAAGAGAGCCAGAGGCCGAAACCGAACGTGCCGGGAGTGAAGCACGTGAGCGAGGTCGGCGTATCCGACTTCGAGGATGATCCATTCGTATGATTTCCGGGGACTCGGGGCTCGGCTCGGACGCCGCAACAACTCACCCCCATGAGTGGCGTCGGCGGTTCAACTCCGCCAGTCTCCAGCAAGTCGCGCGATCGCGTATTCCGGCGTTGCCGGTCACGCGCGGGGCGCGGCGAGCTTTCTACCGCCACAAGAGGTGGCAGGGCGCGTGCGTCGGGTGGCGTACCACGGCGCGCGGCCCTGCGGCGGTACGGGGCGCACTCTCTGGCCGCACAGAGGCGCCCCGCACACTCGTTTCAGGGAAAGGGAGGCACTATGCCGAAGCAAGCAGAGACGATCAAGGTCGTCGGCGAAATCCAGAAGGTCGAGACGTTCACCACGTCCGGCGGCGGGATTCAGCTCAAGGTGCGGATACCGCACGACGGTACCGACGCTGCCGGGCGTTTCTTTGAAAACGTTCAGCGCGTAGCCGACATCGAGTTCGATTTTCGGCCGACCTACGGCGACGATGACGAAGCCGAAGGGGGCAATCTGTTCGACGAGGACGAGTGATGAGCTACGCCGCCGCCGTGCTCTACAAGGCCGTATACGATGGGCGACTGCCGCGACTGAACGAGAAGTTCGGCGCTCGGTCGGTGCGTCAGAAAGCCCGCCTATTCACCACGGGGAAGTACAAGCGCGGCCTTTCCGACATGGCGGCGGCGTTCGCTGCTGCTCGCACGCGCGCGAAGATCGACTTCCCGGTCGACTGCACGCTCGAAGTCAGCATGTGGAAGATGCTCGACACCGACGCTCCGATCAAAGCGATCATGGATGCGTTGGAAGCAGCCGGGGTGCTCAAGGATGATCGGCAGATTCGACACTTGACAGTGCTCCGACGTTATCACAAGCGCGACTCTACCGATCGAGTCGTGGTACAATTGTTCGCTGTGGGGGAAAGATGAAGATACTTGGCGTTCAGTTCGACTACGGCGAGCGCGACGACTACGCGCGGCTCTGCTCGGTCTTCGAGAAGAGTGTGCGGCGCAACTGCCCGACCGCTGATCTCACGATCGCGCGGATGAAAGCTCCCGCCGAGACGAAGCGAAACAAGGGCATGACGAGCAATCACGAGAAGTTCAAGGTCTGGAATCGGTTCGTTCAGGAGGCCGACCGGGGCGAGCACATCATCCTGATGGACGTCGACATGATGGTGCTCGCCGACATGGCTCCGGCGTTCAACGAAGAGTTCGACATCGGACTCACGCGACGTACGTCAACGAACTGGCCCTACAACGGTGGCGTCGTATTCGTGAAGGTCAACGGAACCTCGCGCGCGTTCGTGAAGCAGTGGGGCGAGATCGATGCGAAGATGTACGCCGACTCGAAGTTCCACGATCCGTACAAGAAAGCCTACAAGGGGCAGAATCAAGCGTCGCTCGGCTGGATGGTCGAGCACAATGAGCCGGGCGCGGCGATCCACGAGTTCCCGTGCGCCGTCTGGAACGCCTGTAACGAAGACTGGATGCGGTTGAATCTCGACCACACGCGGGCGGTCCACATCAAGTCGACGCTGCGGCACTACTGCCTCGGTAGAACGCAGGGCATGCCATCGAAGATGCGACACATCTGCAAGCGCTGGCGCGAGTACGAGGCGAGCGAATGACGCCACGAATCGTCGGTATCGTGATGGTGAAAAACGAGGAGTTGACGATCGCCGAGGTTCTAACTCGCATCGCCGATTTCTGCGACTACATCCGGTTCATCGACACCGGAAGCACCGACGACACGGAGGAGTGCGCGCGCGCGGCAATGGAGCACGCGCACGTCGCCTACGACGTATTTCACGAGGAGAACCTGACGCACACGCATCAGTACGTCGAGCCGTACGTCGGGACGGATACGTGGGTATTCGGCGTCGACGGAGACGAGCTGTATCACCCCGACGATCTCGCAGCGATGCGAAACCGCATCAAGGCTGGATACGGGGGATATGCCTATCAGCTCAAGGGCATGTACCTGCACGTCGATCGTACGTGGATCGCGGAAGACGGCGGAGAACTCGCGCAGGGGTGGTTCGGCCCGCCGTCGCACAATCCGACGAAGCTCTATAACTTCGCGAACATCGAGTCGTGGCCGTGCGATTGGCAACGTACGCTGTTTCACTCGAAGACGCGGCTCGTGCGAAATGGTACGACGGTTATCCACGCGCTGACGCCATGGCACAATGCGGAGCTTCGGTGCGTCCATCTTCGCTGGCTTCCTCGGACGCAAAGCGAAGTCATTCGGGGGCACGGCGGGCGACTCACACCCGAAGACATCATCGGCAAGGGATCGCGAAAAGAGCGCGGCGGGCGTGACGATTCGAACGATCGTCTTTCGTACCAGCTCGGGGATCGGCACACCGTCGATCTCGACACGTTCGAGGAGATTGCATGGCCTTCTACCTGAACGACGGGAGCATCTTTCTACACATGCCGCGCTGCGGCGGGACGTACGTCACCGAAGTGCTGCGCCGAACCGGCGTGCTCGGCAAGGCGATCGGCCTCAAGCACGACTGCCCCGGTGTCGTACCGATGGACATGAGCGTACCGCACCGTGTTTTCATCCGGCACCCCTACCGATTCATCAAGAGCGTGTGGGCGCTACAGCACGCGTGGGACTGGCCGAGCTGGCCGAAGCACACGAGCGACGGCCGGTGGTGGCATCCGTTCGCCGAGATCAACGACCCGCCGCGAGAAGCTTGCGACGACTTTTCGTCGTTCGTTTGGTGGGTAGCGGTCGAGCATCCGGGGTGGGTGACGAGCCTCTACACCAAGTTTGCCGACTGGCCGAACTCCGACGTCTACGATACCGATCGTATGGACATAGAGTTGCCTGCGCTTCTGCGTAGACTCGGCGTGAAACCGACGGCCGCGCGTCTGGCGATGGCGTCGGCCGCGAAAGCGCGTAACAGTTTTCCGCGACCAGATGACGCGCATCACATGGCTCGCGTCGCGTTCCGCGAAGCAGAACAAACCGCCTACAGGAGATTTGGCTATGGCAAAGAAACGTCCTGACCCGAACCGGCCGCGCCGGTGGCAAGCAATCCTGCGGCGCATTCCGATGAACGAGCCGTGGGTCGGAGCGGAGATCGGCGTATGGATGGGCCGCACGGCGCAGGAGGTACTTTCCGCGCGGCCGATGCTGCGGTGGATCATGGTCGACGCGTGGACCGCGCCCGACCCGGAATCGACCTACGCGAAGTCGCCCGATAGGATCGCACAGAACGACCAGCGGTACTTCGACGACTGCTATGCGAAGACCGTACGCGCGGTGAGCCGGTACCGGGGTCGAATTGAAATCATTCGAGATTGGAGCGCAGAGGCGGCTATGAAGATCGAGGATGCGTCGCTCGATATCTGCTTCATAGACTCAGACCACTCATACGAAGGCGTCAAGGCCGACACCTTACGATGGCTCCCCAAAGTCAGGGAAGGTGGTGTATTATCATGGCATGACGTTGGGAATCTTCCGCGATTTCCCGGAGTAGAACGCGCAATAGACGAGGTGGTCGGTCTTGAAAACATCGAGCGAGACGGAGACAGCACGGGCTTCTACACAGTCCCTGATAGGGCAACGGTTCGGCAAATTATTGGTCGTTTCGAGAAGTGAGAAACGCTCTACTGACGGCAAGCGCCTTTGGCATTGCGTCTGCGACTGCGGCAATGAACACGACGTTGTCGCGGGTTCATTACGCAGCGGTAGAACCAAGAGCTGCGGCTGCATCGCTCGGAATCGTCAATACTACGAAGACCTTCGCGGCCAGAGGTACGGCAGGCTTGTGGTCATGGAAGCAACAGATAGACGGTCGTGGAAGAACGTAGTCTGGAGATGCGAATGCGATTGCGGTGAATCGACCGAAGTGCCTACGTCGAACCTAAAGAGTGGGAATACGCGCAGCTGCGGGTGTCTGGCAAGGGAAAAAACATTTGAGCGTCTTCGCAAAAGGATTGCGAGGAAAGACTATACAAGGTCTTCGCATCAACACACAGTCGACCGGAAGCATTCTCCCGAATACGCAAGCTGGCACAGCATGATTCAGCGGTGCACAAACCCGAACAGCAAAGCGTGGAAGTATTACGGATTGCGAGGCATCAAGGTTTGCAAGCGCTGGAGAGATAGCTTTGAAGCATTTTATGAGGACATGGGTCCGCGACCTCCGGACATGACGCTTGAGCGAATCGATAACGACGGCGACTACGAGCCATCAAATTGCAAGTGGGCTACCTATTCAGAACAGAATCGCAACAAGCGATCAAAGGGCACTGCGTGACACTACCTCTAATCGACGACGAAGCGATCTTCCCGGTCTGGAATCGCGCGGCGAGTATCCCCGAACTGGGAGGCGGCGGCGCTACGATCGCCCCGACGCTGGTGAAACTCGCGCGCGAGATCGACCCACGACACACGATTGCCGATATCGGGCCGTTTCTCGGTTCGACGACGGCGTACCTCGTGATGGGCCGCATGCTTGGTGGCGCAACCGGAGCGCCGATACACGCATACGACCGCTGGTTCGCAAGCGACGCGTACCGAGAGAAGGCATGGACGAAGCTGAAGCTCGAGCTCCCGCGCCGCGAATCGTTTTGGCGCATGTGGGCCGAGAACGTGATCGATCTACCGTGCGACATCCACGCCGAGGCGGGCGACGTCTACGCTGGCGACTCGGTACCGGAACAGCCGATCGGTATGCTGGTCGACGACATGACCAGCGGCACTGAAGCGCTCGATCTACTGTTTGGTCGGTTCTGGACGTCGCTGGTACACGATGCCCCGATCGTGATGATGGACTACTACTTCTACGAGACGCAGCCGCACCGATCTGAGCTACACGAAACGGTCGCGTGGTTCGAAGAGCAGCGAGCTTGGTTCGACGGCCCGGAGCGCGTACCGGGGCCGCGCAACACGGCCGCGATCTTCCGATTCAAAGGGGGCAATCTGTGAGTGATATTCTGATCATCGGCTACGGCGTAGTCGGCAAGGACATGGGCCGCATCTTCCCGGAGGCGAGCATCTACGACCCGGAGCAGGGATACCGAACCGGCGATGTGGTCGAGACAACGACGTTCGGTGGTGGTGCCAAGGAGTATCGGACCATCGAGAGCGATCGTCGATGGACGATCGGCTTTATCTGCGTGCCGACGCCGAAGCTTCCCGGAGGCGCGGCTGATACCGCAATCGTAGAGAGCGCGGTGAAACAATGGGGCGATCGCTGCGACGTGCTCGTGATCAAAAGCACTGTTCCTCCGGGGTTCACAGATTCGATGATCGACGACGGCTACCGGGTCTGCATGTCGCCCGAGTTCACCGGGGCGACTCTCGACTCGCAGCAGGTCGACGACGACTTCGTGATTATCGGAGGCCGAACCGCCCATCGCCGTCTGGTAGCGGAAGCGTACAAGCGGGCGAAGCCGAGCACGTTCAAGATTCAGTTCACCGACGCGATCACCGCAGAACTCGTGAAGTACGCCGAGAACGCGTTCCTCGCGACCAAAGTGACGTTTTTCAACGAGTGGGCACGTATCTGCGAGACGTTCGGCGTCGAGTACGACGAGTGGCGCGAGCTTCTACTGAACGACCCGCGCATCGGGCGCAGCCATACGCAGAGCTTTGCTGGCCAGCGCCACTACGACTCGCACTGCCTGAACAAGGACATCCCGGCGATGATCTACGCCGCGAGACAGAACGGGTACATGCCTTCCCTTCTCGAAGTGGTCGACGGTCTGAACGCCGATTGGAGAGCCGAGCGATGATCTGCCGATGGTGCGGCGGAGAGGTCGACGGGTTGATCGAATCCTGCGCGGAGTGTCGCGCCGCGTGGCGAGAGCGGCGACGGTGGGCGTTCGCCCGAGCGCGGGAACGGCACGGACACTTCGGCCCACGCACCGACGAGCAGATCAACGCTACGGTGCGACGGATCGAGCGACAGGTGAGCGTCAGGGAGTGGCGCGAAGGCAAACGACCGGAGGGATACGATGGCGCATGAGAGATTCCCGACACTGCGCGAGACGCGATCTGCGAGGCCGGAGGCCGAGGTACAAGCGGAACCGGAAACGGTGGTGACGATGGACGAACTCGACCAGACACGCGAAGCGATGCAGACCGTACTCGCGGAGAACGAACGGCTCAAGCGGCACGTACTCGATCTCGAAGACAGGCTTCATCGAGTCACCGCTCTCCATAACGCGACGATCGACCGAGAGCGCCGAAATCGTAAGGGCGCGCACCGTGGTTGAGTGGCGGCTGAAAGACGGCGACCGGGTGCTCCAGATCATCGGATCAAACGATGCGCGGGACTGGATGTTCAACTTCATGACCGGGCGCACCATCGGAGACAACGAACGCGTGAACCGCTGGGACCGCTACGAGGCGCTGATCGTACTCCGGGCGATTCGGGGGCTGAACGTGCTCATAGTACAGGGTCATTCGCGCGGGGGCGCAATCGCGCAGATCGTCGCTCGGGAGCTACATCGCCGAGACGGCAAGCACCGCTGGCTATCGCTCTACGGGAGCAAGCGTGCCGGCAACCGCCGGTTCGTGAAAGCGCTCCACCGAACGACCGTGCTATTCGCGCTGCGACACCGGGGAGATTGGATACCGCTACTCCCGCCGTGGTACGCAGGGGTCAAGCACGCGCTGACCGAGAAGCCGTGGCGTCCGGTGTGGATCGCGCACGTGGACTACGGGCCATACTTCATGCCAAGATAGGGGCAGATCATGAAAAATCAGCAGGAATCGAGCAGGATCGATGTTACGTGCGAGGCGGCTACGACGCTGCCGCTGGATTCGCTTCTCGACTTTCAGGGCGGGATCAAGACGATCAGCGACGAGAATCTTGGGAAGCTGAAACGGCGCATCGTCGAGCATGGCATCAACGCGCCGGTATTCGTGTGGCGCACGAAGGCAAAGAATCCGAAGCACTACATCATCGACGGTCACCAGCGGTGCGTGGCGCTGCGCGACCTGCGCGACGAGGGCTACACTGTGCCGGACGTGCCGGTTGCGTTCATCGAAGCGAAAAGCAAGAAGGACGCTGCTGACAAGCTACTGGCGATCACGTCGCAGTACGGCGACTTCGTGCCCGAGCTTGTGCTTGAGTTCGCTGGTGATCTGAGCTTTGACGACTTCCGGCTGACGACCGGCGACATCACGCTGATACGAGAGCCGGAAGAAACAGAGCGGGACGACGAGATTCCGAGCGACGTTCCCGCTTTGTGCGCGGTCGGTGATATGTGGGCGCTTGGTTCTCACCGGCTTTTGTGCGGAGACGCCACAGACGCGGATGACGTGGATCGTCTCATGGATTACGGTTCGCCGATAATGATGGTCACCGATCCGCCGTATGGAGTGAACTACGATCCGGCATGGCGGGTCCGTGAGGCAGAAAAGGGGAACCTTGCCTACGCGGCGAGCCGCGTAGGGGCGGTTGAGAATGACGATCAGGTCGATTGGTCTACTGCATGGGATCTGTTTCCCGGCGACGTTGTATACACATGGAGCCCGGCGGGCTCCAACCTGATCGATACCGGGAGGATACTGCAAGACAGCGGTTTCCTTGTTCGGTCGATGATTGTCTGGAGCAAGCCACATTTTCCAATCTGAAGAGGGCACTACCACTGGAGGCACGAGCCGTGCTGGTACGCTGTGCGAAAGGGATCTGGCGCTCACTGGATTGGCGACCGCAAGCAGAGCACGGTATGGGAAATCGCGCTCGACAAGAACACGATTGGAGGCCACTCAACTCAGAAGCCGGTCGAGTGCATGGAACGGCCGATCCGAAACCACGACAGCGAGTACGTGTACGATCCATTTGTGGGGAGCGGAACCACCGTCATTGCAGCAGAACGCGCGGGCCGGTCGTGCCTCGCCATTGAACTGAACCCGCAGTATTGTGATATCGTGATAGAGCGATACCGTCTTTGGTGTGAGGCGAACAACGTAGAGCAGACGATCAAAAAGCTATGAGCAGCAGCGGAAATCCGAATCCAAGTCCAGCTACTCGCTTCAAGCCGGGACAATCGGGTAATCCGAAGGGGCGACCGAAAGGCACGCTCACGCTCACCGACGTGCTCCGACAACTCGGCGAGATCGAAGACGTCGAGATTCGCAAGGGTCAGCCCAAGATCGCCCGCAAGGAAGCGCTCGGGCACAAGATGTGGAACATGGCGCTTTCGGGGAAGGCCGACATTGCCCGCTACATCTACGACCGGCTCGACGGCAAGCCGACGCAGGAGATCAAGGTTCAGAGCGACGCGGCGATCGACGCGCCGATCATCCTGCACGTCGGGGCCACCATCCGCGTAGTCGAGGACGAGAATGACGATAACGAAGGCGACGAGTCCACCGACTGAGGACGGCGGGCTTCACGGCCTGCTTATCCCGGCGTTCATGCCGCTCTACGAAGAGGCGCACTCGAAGGAGGTGCGCCATTTCTTTCTGTGGGGCGGGCGCGGCGGTGCGAAGACCACGGCGATGGCTGACTTCTTTGCGATGACCGGGCGCAACGAGAAGTCGACGTACCTCTGCACGCGCGAGACGCAGAACTCTATGGCCGAGTCGGTCTACGGGTCTATCGTTCGATCGATAGAGGCATTACAGATTCCCGGCTACTACATGACCGACAGCAGCATCGATCACGTAATGGGCGCTCACATGGTCTTCGCGGGGATTGGCTACCGTAACGGTCAGCACGTGAAGTCGACCACGAACATCGGGCGAGCGTGGACCGAAGAGGCGCAGCAGGTATCGCAGAAATCGCTCGAAGTGCTTGTGCCGACGGTGCGCAAGCGGCGCTCGAAGCTTTACTACACGTTCAACCGCATCGACCAGCGCGACCCGATCTACGACTATTTCCTTGCGTTTAAGACGCGGAAGGAGAAGCTCGCCGCTACGATGGAGAACGGCGACGAGGTGACGTGGTACCTGCACCGGGGCGACGGCGCGCTCGGCATCGAGATCAACCACGACGGCAATCCGTACTTCCCGGAGACGTTGGAAGCGGACCGGCTGCGCGATCAACGGCACGCCCACGAGACGGGCGACTGGTCGCACTACAACCACGTCTGGCGAGGAATGCCGCAGGGGCTTGGCGAGTCGTCGATCATCACGATTCGTCAGGCGATGGAGGCGAGCCGCCGCACCGTAGAGGACGAAGGCGCAATCGAGATCGGTGCGGACATCGCGCGCGGCGGCAAGGATCGTGTCGTGTTCTACAAGCGCAAGGGGCTCGCTGTGATCGACTTCCGTGAGTACAAGCAGAACGCCGACGGGCAGAAGCGCCGGACGACCGAGACGGCAGAACGGCTGATGAGCTTCGCCGGTGACGATCGAGACGTGATGATCAAGGTGGACGATACCGGGCTTGGCGGTGGCGTTACGGACGTGCTCGAAGACGCGGGCTTCAACGTCGTTGGGGTCAACTTTGCGCAGAACGCGCAGAACCGAGACTACTACTCGAACGTCGTGGCCGAGATGTGGTTCGACTTTGCGAACGTCGTCGATACGGTATCCATACCTGACGACATCGAGCTGATCGAAGAGCTGACCGAGCGCAAAGAAGGGCGGCGAGATTCGAAGGGACGGCGTACCGTCGAGAAGAAAGACGACTTCATCCAGCGTGTCGGGCGCTCGCCTGACAAGGCCGACGCTCTATTGCTATGCTTCTACTCACCGAGCGCCGTGGTACAATCGGTGCCGTGGGTGATTGCCTGAGGGGGGCGTATGGGACCGATTGAACGAATAGGCTCTTGGCTGCGGCCGATCGCCGAGCAAGCCGGATGGGTCGAGAAGTCTCACCCGATAGCCGAGCCGGTGAGCGAAACGGTCCGCTCCTCCGACGACCTGTACGCGCTGATTTGGGGCGCTGGCATCTTCACTGACGTTCATCCGATTCTCGCCTACCGGCTGTATCTCAAGAGCGACGTACTCGGCGCAGCTATCCATCGCATTGCTCACCAAATCGCAGGATTCACCCTCGGACTCACGAGCGATTCGCAGGACTTCGACCCAGACGCTCCGGTCGTTCGCTTCTTGAACGAGTCGAGCGAAGGCTATTCGAAGCGACGCTTCCTCTACGAAATCGCAACGTCGTACCTGCTCACGAACGAAGCATGGGTCGTGCTACGTGGGCGAGTGGATCGCGAACCTACCTCGCGCACATGGCTCTATCCGTTCGATATCATCGACCAGCGGACCGATAGCGATGGCCTCCCGTCGAGCTTCTACACGAACGCCGACCGGGATCGGCGCGTCTACCGTCGTGTAGAACGCGGCGGAAGAATCCGCTACATCGACGATCGCGGGATGAACGAACTCGTGCCGATTCTCGGCAACGAGGCGATTGACCGTCCGTTCCGGGGGCAGTCTCCGGTCGCGCACCTGCTCTACAGCGTGCAGCAGAACGTCGAGGGAAAGCGGCACAACACGTCGCTACTCAAGAACGGGCTGCGACTCACCGGTGGCGTGATGCCGACCGAGGACGCGAAGCGGTTCAGCACTCAGGCGGTGCGCGACATACAGACTGCGTTCCAAGCGATGCGCGGTAGCGGTACGGCTGGCGGCACGCTGGTCATGCCCGAGCGCGTCGAGAAGCTGGACCTCGCGATCAGCAACCGCGAGATGGACTACGTAGAACTGCTGCGCGAGGCGCGCGACACGGTCTACGCGTTCTACAATATCCCGCTGCCGCTCGTCTCGAACGACGCATCGACATTCAACAACTTCACTACGGCGCAGACCGCCTTCTACGATGGGGCGGTCTTCCCGGTCTTCGAGGACATTGCAGACGCGCTCGGTTCGGCGCTCGCTACGCGTTTCCCGGAACTCCAAGGCCAGTCGATCAGCTACAACGAGAACACGATCAAGGCGCTGCGCGGCCGGAATCTCGAACGGATGAAGCGCGCTCGCGAGACGAACGCACTCACGACGAACGAGATTCGCGAGATGGCAGGATACGATCCAGTCGACGACGGCGATGATGTTCTCGCACCATCGACGCTCGTACCAGTCGGCGGGATGAGCGGCATGGAGTTCCCGGAGACGTCGCCGCCTACAGAGCCGTTCGAAGACGAGGACGAAGGCGCAACCGAAGGCATTACGGAGGAAGGCGAGGGTGGCGAGCCCGAGTGAGCAGCGCACGCGCATAGACGACGCACGCGACTACGGCCAAACGGTTTTCGAGCGCGAGCTCGGAGCGTGGACCGATACCACCATTGGCGAGTGGGCCGCCGGCACGTCTCGCATCCCGCCGGAAACCGAAACCGAGCTTGATGTGATCCTGCGCCGAACTTACGACAAGATAGCTCGCCGTCTGCTCCGCGTAGACTACCGTATCTACAAGCAGGACGAAGAGGAGCGCGACCCATTCGACGATGCGATGGTCGCTATCGCCGGAGCGCTGGCCGCGCTGTTCGGAGAGCGGATCGTCGCCTCGTCGCGCTCGATTCTCAACACGCTGCGCACGATGATGACCCGATCTACCGAGGCTGCGAACGAGCAGGTTGATCTCACGCCGCAGGAACGCAACCGCGTCGCGCGACAAGACCTACGGGGCCGGATGCGCGAGCACCGCATCATCATCGCCGTTACCGAGAGTAACTGGACCGTGAACAAGACGCACAAGACCGCGGTTCTCGCAGTTCGTGACCCACTACGTGATTCGGTCGAACGCATCGCGCAGCTATTCGAAGAGGGAGATTCTGCCGGTGCGCGGCGTCTCGCTCGGCGCGTGCTCAAAATGGCGCGTCTTCCGACATCGGTTCGGCAAGGGACGCTACTGAACACGGTTTCGGATTTCCGTGATAGATTGGTGACACCGGGCGCGCAGGGCCGTATGGTCGCGACGATGCGATCGCAGGCGCGCGCTCTCGATGCGCAGACGAAGCGCTGGGAAGCGATCTTTCGGAATACGCGCCCGGCACACGCGGCTGCGCACGGGCAGACGAAACCGGCCGACGAGCCGTTCGAGGTCGGGGGCTATCTGATGCAGGAGCCGATGGACGGATCGCTTGGCGCGCCGTTGGGACAGATCATCAACTGCCAGTGCCGAGCCGTGTGGGAGTAGAGCGATGCCGATACCGAAACCGAGTGGTGGAGAATCACGAGACGATTTCCTCGATCGTTGCATGGGCAACGACACGATGAACGAGGAGTACCCGGACAGCGACCAGCGGTTCGCAGTCTGCCGGACGCAGTGGGAGAACCGGCAAAGGAGCGGAGACATGATCCGAGAGAAGATCGCCATAGGCCACGTCGAGAAGGCGTACGAAGCGAAGCAGGTCGGCGAGGACGGGCAGGAGGTACCGGTCGGTATCGTTGAGGGCTACCTCGCGACGTGGGACACCGACCGAGCGAACGACCGTTTCGTGCGTGGCGCGTTTGCCGATTCGATCGCGGAGCTCATCCAGAACAAGCGCCCGCTGCGACTCAAGCGGCAGCACTTCAACCTTATCGGCGGCTTTGACCCCGAGAAGATCGAAGAGGACGACAAGGGGCTCTACGGCGTCGCGGAGATCAATTTGCTCGTGACCGAAGGGCGCGAAGCCTACGCGCTTGCGAAGCAGGGTGTACTCTCCGACTTCTCGGTCGGCTTCTCTGCCGAAATGGAAGACGTTGAGATGGTCGAGGGCGTGCGCGTCTTCAAGAAGGCGCGTCTATGGGAAACATCGCTTGTCGACGAACCGATGAACGCGCGCGCCCGCGTGACGATGGTCCGCTCGCTCGAAGATCAGGACGAGTCGCAGGAGGCGATCATCAAGGCAGTCGCCGAGTACGTACGCGACCGCGCCCAGATCGGCGAGCCCGAACAGGTCGAAATCGAAGAGAAGCTGAACGATCTCTACACCAACCGACTTGGGCGACCGTCTCCCATTGAGCGCGGCGTCTGGTCGTGGTCTGAACTCGTGGCATTGCCGAAATCTCTGCGCGGGTATATCATCGGTCATGAAAGGTTGAGCCGAGACGCGGTAGACGCCATCGTGGACCTTGCAGCGCCCACCGAGGACGTGTCGTCCACCCCGGACGAAATCGGCACGATGATGCGCGTGCTCTCCGACGACGAACAGGAGCGGGAGCAAAAGGCAATCGGTTCGATCATCGAAACCATCGAAGGAGCATTGCGATGAGCGATATCGTAGAACTCAAGGAGAAGGTTACCGAACTCGTCACGAAGACGCAGAAGCGGCTTGACTCCCTCGAAGAGAAGGGCAAGTCGACCGACGAAGGCGTCGAGGCGATGAAGAGCGAGTTCGTCGAACTTTCCGAGAAGATTCAGGCACAGGCAGACGCCATCCGTGCCGAAGAGGACGAGCGCAAGGCGCTGGAAAACCTCATGGCCCGCATGCCGGAGAACGGCAAGACCGACGAACTGCACTCGGACCCCGAGTACCGCAGCGCGTTCGTGAAGTACATGCGAAGCCGGCAGGGAATCGACGAGGAGACCGAACGCAAGAACGCCGAACAGCTCTTGGAGTTTCACGGGCTGAACACCGACGAGAAGGCGGTCGACAATCTCATCATCAAGGCGGGGCTCGTCGGATCGAATCCTGACGGCGGCTTCCTCGCCCCGATCGATCCGGTGCGCTTCATCAGCGGCCGCATCTTCGAGACCTCTCCGGTGCGGCAGGTCGCGAACGTGATCTCGACCGCGCGCGAAGCGGTGAGCATCATCATCGACGACACTGAGCCGACGAGCGGCTGGGTCGCCGAGGTCGACAGCCGACCGGAGACGGACACCCCGAAGGTCGCGGAACTCGAAATCCCGACGCATGAGCAGTACGCCGAGCCGAGGATATCGACGAAGGCGCTCGACGACGTATCGATCAACCTCGAAGCGTGGTTGCAGGACAAAGTTGCCATGAAGTTCGCCCGAGCCGAGAACGAAGCATTCATGACCGGCAACGGGATCAAGAAGCCGCGCGGCATTCTCGACTACGAGTCGTGGACTACGCAGGGCGAGTACGAGCGCTGGAAGCTCGAACACCGTGACACGGCGACCGTCGGCACCATCGCAGCGGATGACTTCATCGACGTGCAGAGCGACTTGCTTGAAGAGTACCAAGCGAACGCACTGTGGATGATGCACCGCAAGGTGTGGGCCGAGGTGATGCAGCTCAAGGATTCGGACAATCAGTACCTGCTCAACCCGATGCTGCTGTTCAGCGGCGTCGACATGCAGCTCCTCGGTCGTCCGGTTCGCTTCGCAGGCGACATGGACTCCACCATCGCCGAGGGCAACAGCATCGCTATCTACGGCAACTTCCGAGAAGGATACACGGTAGTCGATCGCATCGGCATCCGCGTTCTCCGCGATCCGTACACCGACAAGCGCTACGTGAAGTTCTACACCACGAAGCGCGTCGGCGGCGCGGTCACGAACTATCAGGCACTCAAGGTGCTTGACGTTCAGGCCAGCTAAAGGAGGGCTGACATGCAGAGGGATATTGCGAACAACATCCTCGTCGTGAACCTCGGGACCGTCACGCTGGACTCTACCGGCGACGACGACGGATCGATCGCTCTCGACACGAAGGGCGCGCGGAGTGTCACGCTCGCCATCGACCCGCCTACGCTGACCACGCAGGTCACGTACGTTCAGATTCTCGAATCGAGCGACGACGGCGATGCCGACGCGTTTAGCGAGATCGCCGAAGAGAAGTACCTGCCCGAGCAGCAGACGGTCGAGTTTGAGTCGGACGGCTTCGGTCAGCTCCTCGTCGAAGGCGCGAGCAACTACGAGGGCGACTACACGCAGCTCGTGGGTTGCTTCGGCACGGAGCGCTACATCAAGCCGCGTTTCCACACCGATACGTCGCAAGCGTCCATCGACGTGACCGTGTACGCGATCATGGAGATGGATTCGCGGTCCACGCTCAGCGAGTGGAACCCGAACGTCACCGACGTTGACAATGAGCCGTAAACAGTAGCGTCGAGCAAACACGGGGGGCTCGTGGGGCAGATAGCCTCACGAGCCCTTTTCGTCTGGAGGTCGAATGTCGATAGCGATCCGAGTGCTGAAACCTGAATGGAAGCTCATCGCCAGGTACGCAAGCGACTACCAGATCGAGGGCGAAGAGGTCAAATGCTATTTTGCCGAGTCTGTCGAGAAGCCGACCGAAGCGCCGAACGGTAACAAGGCCGGGTCGGTAGCGGTAAAGACGCAACGAGGCGGGCGCGTCTACTCGTTCGATCCGAACGACGGCGCAACGCTATGGGCGTACCCGAAAGACAACGGGGTCGTCGTTGTGGTCGACGATCGTTCCGGTGGGCGTCTGAATCGTGAAACGCGATTTTCCGGCGTGACTGCGTTCGGCGAGACGAAGGTCGCGGAGTATCGACCGCGTACCGGGTGGGCGTTTCCCTACAACATTTCGGTAATCAACTACGACAGCACCGAACTCAACGGCGGTACGGTCACGCACGACGGATCGCTCGCCGTGCTACAGACCGGAACGAACGCGGCGGGAGAGGCCGATCTGGATACGCGACTTCCAATGCGTTACTTCCCCGGTATCGGCGGGATGGTTCGCTTCACTGCGATGTTCACGGAGGGCGTAGCCGATAGCCAACAGCTTATCGGATACGGCGACGAGCAGGACGGGCTATTCTTTGGCTTCGTTGGCAGCGAGTTCGGCATCGTTCGGCGAGCAGCCGGGGCCGACTACTTCACCCCGCGCGCTGACTGGACCGATCCGCTCGGCGTCGCAATCACTTTCGACCCGACAAAGCTCAACGTCTACCAGATCACCTTCCAGTGGCTCGGAGCGGGCGAGATTCGTTTCTACATCGAGGACAAGGCGTTCGGATCGTTCGTTATCGTCGACCGCATCCAGTACGCAAACACGTTTGTCGAAACGTCGATGCGCAATCCGAGCCTTCGGATTCATGCGCACGTCAAAAACGATGGCAACACGACGAACCTTACGCTGAGCACGCCGAGCGCATCGGCTGGCATGGAGGGCGACGATACCTCGCGAGCGCTTCGTGCTCTCGGGGCGATCGACAACACAGTCGGTATCGCGGCAAACGTCGAGACGCCGATTCTCAGCGTGCGAGCACCGACGACGTACGAAGGAAGCCAGAACCGACTATCGATTTTCGGCTACCGGTTCTCGTTTGCCGCCTACGGTACTGGTAATTTGATAGCTAATTTTCGCGTTCGCGTCGGCGCGACGCTGACCGGCGCGTCGTGGGTACAGGCGGTACCGGGGGGCTCGCCCGCTGAGTACGATATCTCGGCAACCGCGCTCACTGGCGGCGAACTGATTCTTTCTGATACGGTCATCGGTCCCGGCTCCGGTGCGATAGGGCTTTCCGATCTCGACGCGCGGCTCGTAGCTGGGGAGCAGATAACGCTTTCATGCCTACCGAATAAATCGGCAACAGTCGGCGGCTCCCATACGTGGGACGCGGAGGTATAGCGACATGACGACACGCGCAGACGTGAAGATCAACGGCACCTATGATTGGATCGAGACAGTCGACCCGACATCCAGCGAGAAAGCGCCCGACTACGCAGCGGGCGAACGGTGGCTGAATACCACCAGCGGCGATTCGTTCGTGCTCTCCGACGCGGCGGCCGGAACGTGGTCGCCGATCGAAAGCTGGTTTGACGCGAAGATCGACCGCGTGCTTAACGACACCTACGACCGGATTCTTTGCGAGTGCTATCGCTCGATGTTGCGGCAACGGTCGGTCGCGCTTTCCGAGTCGCCGGATACGATCATCCGCACCGACCTGACGTTGCTGAACGTGTACGTCTCGATCTACGCCAACTGGACGCTTTCGGCGAACGCGATCGATGCCGGTGACGATAACGACATCATCGGTACGCTTGAGGACATGGAGTACGAGGACGAGGTATACCTGCTCGGCTCCAAGCGGAACGACGGGCGCAAGACCATCGCAAACGTCGACGCCGCCGGGCTCACCTTCGACCAGTCCATCGTAGGCGACGCAGCAGACCGGTTCCTCGTGCTGCTACTGGACGTGCCGGGAGAGTTTGATCGGATCGTTGGACGGATGATCTACTACGACGTGGTAGTACGGAACGATCGACTTGGATTGCAGACCGAGCGCATCGGCACGTACTCTTACACCCGAACCGAACGGATCGGCGGTATCGAGTACCCGGAAGACGTGGCCGCAGGGATCACGAGCTACCTGAACGGCGGTCCGATCGCAGACGCGGAGTACACGCCATGAACATCGAGCGCTACTACCGACCGTTCACGCTGACGCGCCAGACGCCCGGAGCGAGCGCCGTCGATGAGCCCACGTTTGAAGAGGTCGGGACGTATCGCGGATTCATCCAGCCGGTGAGCGCCGCTACTACGACGAACGCAGAGGGGTTCAAAGAGCGCCGGACGCATCGGCTTTACACGTTCGTTGAGACACCGATCGAGTTCGGCGACGAGATCGTGCAGGACGGCGTACGCTTCCGCGCGGTGAACGCGACGCAGCCGACCGGTATCTCTGCGGTGAACCACCACAAGGAGGTCGACCTTGAGTACGTTTGATTTCGTCGGCTTCACGCGCGAACTCGAAGATCGCGTCGGCTGGTATACGGGCGTCGAAGCCCGGAAGGCTGCGCGCGACATCGTGCGCGTCGATACCGGCGAGCTACGCAATTCGATCCTGCTTGACAAGGTGTCGTCTGATCGACACGAGGTGAG